AGGACAGATCCGAATATTCCTCTCGTTGATGACGGGGTTAGAAGTGTGAATGTAGAGTTTAGAGAAAAAATTATTTCGTTGTTTGAACATTATATTAACGAAATGAAAATAAAAAATGTGGTTAAACTGGTAGGTAACGTTGATGAAAGATATAATATAATCAAAACAACAATTGATAATCATTCAAAATCATATACAATTTAATTATGGCAAATACAGTACTCGATAATTCTAATATTAGTAAGCATTTAGGTAAAACATCTCAATATAAAAATACATACGATAAAAATCTTCTTGTAGCTGAACCGAGACAGAATAATCGTACTTACTTGGGTATTAAAGATGAGAGTCTACCTTTTGTAGGTTTTGATACATGGAATGCATATGAGTGTTCTTTTCTTCTAAATAATGGATGCCCGGTAACTGGTATCGCTAAACTAGTATACCCTTGTAACAGCAAGTATATTGTTGAAAGTAAGTCTATTAAACTATACTTTAATAGTTTTAATATGGAACGTATGGGTGCGAACATTAGAAGTGCAATTGATAAGTTTACGCATACAGCTAGTGCAGATCTATCAAATCTTCTAAACACAGGGGTAAAGGTTGGTTTTATTCCAGCCCATATCTATGACAAAACATCTGTTAGTACTCATGACTTTTACTCTAAAGAAATCTTTGAAACTTTAGAGAATTCTATTCCAGAAAAGATATTGACTAACCTTACGTTCGATACATATGAAGAGACACCGTCTCTGCTAGATAAAGGCCAGCATCTTGAAGTATCTGATGGTGCCAATATTGGACAATATTTTCATTCAGCACTGTTGAAAAGTAATTGCCGTGTAACTAGCCAACCTGATTGGGGTGATGTCTACATTTACATCAATACTAAATACCATTTAGATAAGACATCGTTATTGAAGTATATCGTATCGTTTAGAGGTGAATGTCATTTTCATGAAGAAATTTGTGAGTGCATTTATAAGCGTCTATTTGATAAGTTTAATCCAGAAGCATTATTTGTTATGTGTTTATATGCAAGACGTGGTGGGATTGATATCAATCCCATAAGAGCATCTAACGTAGATCTATTGTACCGTCTTTGCACTAACTTATCTGATGTTACAAGTCCGCACGTTAAAACGTCAAAGCAATAAAATAGGGAATAAGAAACCCGTCGGCCCTGAAGTCGACGGGTTCTTTTTGTAATAATTCTTCGTGGCTTAGAAGTATACAGCCTGCGTTGCAGGTGTAAAGCTTTGACCGAGTCCATTAACGAGAATTACGTGGTAGTATAGATTTGCACCGAAGATATTATCTACTACACCATAACGTGTTAGTAAACCAACTCTTGGAGCAAAATCGTTCTGACCGATTGTACGCTGTACCATTACAGGAATGTAAGGGCAGTAGATGATACCTGTATCGTAGAACTCTGGGCCTTTATAGCCTAATAGTGCGTATTCCGGTCTTTGTAGACCAGCATACTGACCATTTTCAAAGTTACCTTCGGTACGTGTATCGCGGTAAACGTTGAAACGACCACCGAGATTACCTACTTTAGCAACGCCTACTGGCTGTGTATTGACATTACCTTGAACTGGTACCCATTGGAATTCAGGTAACATTTCGAGGATAGCGCAAACGCGAGGTGTAGCAACAACGAAGTTAGCTGAGCCTCTGCGGTTACGTACGGCAATACGATTTGCTTCAATAATTAATCTCTGATAGAAGTCACGATTACGTTCTACTAACCAGCGACCGTCTGCGGAAGCTGGTGACCATACAGAATAACCAGCACCAAACCCTGCATTGAGGGAGATCTGGATCATTCTGATTAACATTTCACGGTCGATTTCGGCCTGAATTTCATAGCTCATCGCATTTGTCAATTCAGTATCGATATCAATACCATTCATGTTCTTTAAGTCCTGTTCAAGTTCAACGGACCACTTAGCACCTAAGCGTCTTGTACCGGCTTCAACAGCTGTCTTTTCAAATGTAACTTCGAACGTTGGAATTGCGTTCGTTAATTCGAAGTTTTGTAGTAATGCAGCAACACCCTGGTCAGTATTACCTGTTGTAATCCATTGTGTTAATGTGCTGTATGGGGAACTACCTAAACCACCTGATAGATAAGCTGCTGATGTACCTGTATAAGCCGTTTGTAAGTACTGATAACCAGCTTCCAAGTTAGCAGATGCGCCGATAGCAGCACCTGGAACTGGAGTTGTCGAGCCTGCGCCGTCGTTCTGCCCTAAGGTTTGACCTGTGTAGCGATAACGGAGAGCGAAAGCAAGACCAACTGGTCCGGCCATTGGTTGAACACCAACGATTTCGTTTGTGATTAACTCGGGAAAAGTACGTCTAATCATTGGAATCAAGATCTTAGGAAGACGGAAGTCACCAGTAGCGTAAGTGTCGGTACCTTGAGTACCTGTAACTGTCGTACCAGCATACATCGTTGCAGCATTACCTAATGCGCCTGGATTACCTGCACGGTTGATACCGGCAGATGATGGGGCGTAGTTAGGACCTGCTTCCTTAATGCACCACTGTTCTTGGTTCTCAAGTAACATAGCGGTGTTTAAGCGTGTATGATCGTCTTCGATAGGAGCAACGTTCTTAGAAGAATAGTCGAGCACTGGTGCCCACTTTTCTAAAAGAGCTGCTGCTCTTGATTCATCAATATAGGCCTGTGTAGGTCTAATTTGTTTCATAGTTTGTTATTTCCCTTTATCTTTTTTTCGACCCCAAGGTTTATCCAAATGGATAAATCCAGGTAACTCAGGAATAACCTTTAAAAAATTTGCTTAGTACTTACTTAATTCTTTTAAGTAAGGTGAAAGTTGTTCAGTTGATTCATTAATAGTTTCATCATTCTGTTCAAGAATGACTCTATCAACTTTAGTACTTTCACTTAAAGCTTCTTCCTTTAAGGTCTCAAGCCTATCGCCGGTTTTCTTATTGAACAACTTTAATGTATAGTCAAAGTTTTCAGAGATAAATTCTGGTGATTTACCTGTAAATACTTTCTTTACATATTTCTTCTGTTGATCATCAAGATTAACGGTGCGTTGTTCAATGAGTAAGTCAGATTTGATCTTTTTTAACTCATTTTTCAATACATCGTTTTCCTTTACGATAGACTCAAGCTTACTGGAAGCTTCATTAAGTTGCGATTTGCCATCAAGAATTGCTTCTTTGATACTTTCTTTTTCAAGAACAGAATCAACGGCTAAATGCTGTCTTAAACTTTCTAAAACTTTAACTGCTTTTTTGTTACGTACAGCTTCTTGAATATCTGCTGCAGGAACAATTTCTTTTAGATAAACATCTAAATAATCACTAATTGATTCTACTAACTTATTCTTAAATTCATTTGCATCTTTAGTTAATGCGTTTTCATATTTACTTACAACTAACTTAAGCTTTTGTGATCTATCTTGATCGATAGCATCAACTACCTTCTCTAACTTAACAGAGTGGTCTTTATCTATTGCTTCTATAAGCTGTTTTAATTTTTGAGCATATAGATCATCTTGTTCTGCCAATGCCTTTTCGACATGAATTTGAACCTTTTCATTAACTTTCGATTCAATTGCTTTTTGAATTTCTGATTTTGAATCTTCTGATAAATCTTTTAGTGTGTCCATATTAAAAAATGCTCTTATTATTATTTATTATCTTCTGCTTTATTTTTTGGTTAACTATACCTTTTAGTAGATCGTTAGCCAACTTGTGCTTATTATCAATAATAGCACTGACAAAATGTTTTACACTCTCATTTGATGTTTTTGCCATGGTTATAATTTATTTATAAAATCTATAACAGCTTTACGTAAATAATCATCTTTATTTTTTAATGGTAAAGACGAAATATTTTTTTCGAAGGTATCATATTTTTCTTCGAAAGAACCATCTTTATGTAAAACATACTGCTTACTTTCTAAAATGCCATTTACAAAAGCTTTTGAAAAACTTGGATCAGCTACACAATCAATAGCAACTAATCTAAAGTCTTTAACTCTATTAACCCCGTTAGATTCAGATACTAACTGACCTAAACCTCTTGTACTCATACCAACTCTAACACCGTCATTAATTAATGAACGAACTATTAAACCAGTAGGTGTTGATAGAACTTTACTCTTACCGTAAAAAACATTACCATCTTGAGTTAATTCAGTAACTAAATGACATGCTCTACCTAAGTCGACATCAGCTGTAGATGGATGGTTGAGTTCACCCATAGATCTACCTGGTTTAATCATCTCTGAAGTGTATCTTTCAACTTCACTCTTCATTTCATGCAATGAATACTTTCTCTTATTTCTGTTAACATCTTCAGCCATCATATATGGTCCTCTTATGAAGAAGTTTCTAGGCTCATTAGTATTTTTTTCTTCTACTATATATTCAAAGTCGTTGTTATTGGTAGGCGTTTCTACAATAAGTCTAAAACTCATATTATTATTTATATTATTTGGTGTATATTCAACGGATGCCAAGCTCTTTTTCAGTTAATATAATGAACTGACACCCCTTTTTTTCTGCCCATTTTTTTGCGGCCTCCCACTTAGCTTGGTTGGTAATCCATGTTGTTTGCTCATGTAAGATAGTAGACTTCTTTTTTTTGTTAGAACTAATTGGTTTTTGCACCTGTTTACTAGGTTTTATTTCAATTAAAAATTTCTGTTTATTACCTTCTTTATCTTTAAACACAATAAAATTATCTACAAAATATCTATGCACTTTATTATCTAAAGGGTTAATGTATGGTATAATTATTGTTTCACTACCCCAAGCTAGTATATTTTCATTTAAATCTGCCCATCGAAAAAATTTTAACTCCCAACCCGATCTATATATCGGGTTAGATGAACCTAGATATTTTTTACTATTTTGAGGTTTAAAAATACCTTGTTTGTATGGACTAGATTGCATAGAGTGGGCGAATAACATCTGCTTCAGATATTTCACCTCTACTTAATTTATCAATATTAATCATCAAGTCAGCTTTAGCTGTATTGTCTAGTTTAGTAGAATTCACTGCTTGTTTTGCTTCTTGATATTTACCCTTCTTTATAAGATTAGCTACTTGTAATAGTTGTGGATCTTTTTTCTTCATCTCAACTTTACCTTTTGTAGGTTCTTTAATACTACCTTTCATTGCTCTAATCTTACCTACTATTCTTGAAACATAATTTAAAAGTGCTTCTGGTCTTCCGACTAGATGATTTTTTACCGCTTCATCTACTGCTGACTTATAAAGGTTTGTTAGATATACAAAAGGGTTTCTATTATGAGTCTCTCTTTGATTAGCTATAAACTTATCTAAAGGTTCAAAGCTTACTTTACCTTTAGTAATATCTTGCAAAAATGCTTTAGTTGCAGATACACCTGGATCTTCTTCTGGTACAATTTCTAAATCTTCTAATGACTTAAACACCTGACCACCTTCTAATGGTTTGATTGCTTCAACGAAATTTTTTGCTCCAGCAGAAAGAATATTGTGTAATTCATCTTTATTTTCATCAACAAATTTGCTTGCTAATTCTTTATATTCACCAGCTCTCTGTTCTTGTGCATCTCTCTCTTCTTTAAGTGCATCTATTTCACTAGCAGGTACAGTATTACCACCTTGACCACCGGTTACCTCTCTACTTGTACCTCCCTTTTGATAAAATCTCATACCTGATTGAGATTTTTTAGCAATAAGCTCGTCTAATCTTTTTACATCTCTAGTAGCAGCAACGTACTCATGGTACAAGCTAGAAAACTCTTTAACAATTTCTTGAAGTTTTTTACCTTCAGCTGGGTCAGCTATAGTTACAAGTAAAGATGTTTTGATATATTTCATTATATCTCTAACAATATACTCACCGCCTTTCGCTCTTTTAGCAACTGGTACACCTTTTAACGAATATAATTTTCTTGAGGGGCTATCTGGTACGTAAGTTTCTGGGTTTTCAATATCAGTACTTTTTCTGAACCCCATAGGAGCACCCTTATATGCAAACTTCATAGGGTCAACTCCCTTAGCTTCGTTCAAATAAAATTGTACAAGATCGTTAAAAGTCATAAAATTATTTATTATCCTACGAAGAACATTGGTGGTTCGTTATCACCTAAACCTGGTGTACCTTCATATAGCTTTCTTTCTAGTTCTTCTTTTTCTCCAAGACCTTCAGCTAACATGTCAGCATTAACTAAACCACCACCGAATAAAGTTGTATTAGTAAACTTTCCTCTAATTCTACCTAAGACTATTTTTGTTAAAGCTAAAGCATATTGATAAACCCATTGTTCTTTTATAACATCTCTTAATGGTCTTTCAACATAACACTGCAGCACCCCGTAATATTGAATTCTTTCACCTTGTGAATTTTGAGGTTGTGGGTATAGTCTCATTATTTGAGTTCTATCATCAAAGTCCCACGACGGCTTAGTAGCTAAAAGTTTTTCACGATTCTTTAACCAATCTTTTAAAACATACCAACTTATCAAATCAAAGCCGTAATTACCCATCGCATAACTAAAATATGTTTGTTGAGCTAATGTCTGTTCAATTGTAAATAAAGTATTAATACCTGAAGTTGAACCTTCTTCCATATCTACTACAGCTATTACTTTTCTGTAATCCATTATATCGTAATCAAAGCTGTTTAAGAAAGTAGGATTAGGATCTTCAATTGCCCTACCTAATTGAGTAATATTATTTCTTAAAGCTTGAGTAAAATAAGGTTTTAAATTTACAACGTTTTGTGTACCTGAAATTACTGCTTGATAAGTTGATAGGCTTAATACTGTATTAGGAAAGATACCATATTGATAATCAGCAGAAAGAGCTGATAAACTTGTAAAATAAAATCCAGGTATAGCACTATTTGCAGTGTATACGTTTGTGTTATTGTTTATATACTTGTTAAAAAGAGGGTTACCAGAACCGTTAGGATTTCTAGAAGGGCTAAATTGTTCTAGTTGAGCTAAGTAAGTGTCATTAGATTTAGCAGTAAACAATGTATCTAGTTTTAAACCGTAGTTAGGTATATAAAGATTACTGTTAAAAATTATATACTCTCTAGTATATCCTGCAAACTTTGTAAACATTTCACAAGCTATACTGATGTTATCGTTTAGTTGGTCTCTATGCACCTCAACATTAATCATAGGAAACCCTAACGATCTTAAAATTCTATCTGATAACTTATCAAAAGAAGTAATCTTGCTTGAAAGATTAGAACTTTGAAAAGCTGATATTGGGGTTATTACGCAGCGTTCAGGTGATGACATGGTTTAAATTATTTAAGTTGCTGCTGGAGCTGCAGGTGCTCCAGCTGCCGGTGCAGGGGCTGCTCCAGCTTCAGGTGCCGCTTCAGGACCAGGTTCTGGTGTACCGGGGGCTGCTGGAGTGCCAAATGAAGGTGGTATTGGAGGTGATCCTGGTGGTTGTTGGCCGGCTCCTCCTTCTTGTGATTCTTGACCAGGAGGAGCTAATTGATCTCTCCAGTTAGGACCACCGTTAAGAATTTGATTTAACTCCCATTCCAATTCTTTATCTTTACGTAAGAACTCTCTATTTGCTTTGATATCTAAATCACTCCAACCTAAAAGCTTCTTTTGACCGAATGTGGGAGATATAGACTGATTATTCACTAAATTAGAAAAGTTTGTTACCTTTAACTCTAATTTTTGATTTTCTCTTAACTCATAAAAGTTTGTAGGTACATTAAACTCTAAATGTAAATTCTGTTCTTTGAGACTGTATTTATCTACTAAACCTCTAAGTTTTAAGTGAGTTAAGAAACCGTTCTTTAAACCAGAAGCAAAATTTTGTTGTAAACGAATTATAAATCTAGCAAACTTTAATTCTTCTCTTAATATTTCATTACCATCTTTAAATGTGCTTTCTGTGTTTAATCTATTTGTGGGCACTTTTAATGACTTGTATAATTTATTTACGAAATACATTAAGTCTGTCAATTCACCTAAATTAGCTCCCCCAGCTAACTGTGTTACAGAAGTACCTTCACTACCTGCTCTTTTTGCAAACCAAAAACTATCTAACATTGATTGTGGGTTAAACTTTTGTACAGGATTAGAAGTTTGATTAACATCAAAAGTTTTTTTACTCCAATACTCTTGAATTAATTTACG